GTTCGTATGGAGGACAATTATTAGGTTAGCATTCTAATAATTGTCTACCGATTGCACTTTCTAAGAAATTTAATCTTTCGATTAATTTCAACGAAATGACAGAGGTAGCTAAAAGAGATAGATCACGGGTCCTCATTGTGAAGACTTTATCACATGTAGGTAACATCATTGACCTTAATAAAATAGGTCAATTACCTGCATGAATAGTGTCTATTAATTTAGCTTCCTTCTTAAGATTTAAAAATAATTCTTCAATTTGTCCATAAATGGACAATTGTGGTAAACTATTTATAAGTCTTATTCCTAAATCGGTAAATTCAGGTCTATCTAATTTAGAAAAATGTAAAACTAATTCTTCGGCTAATAAACCTAAGAATTTATCTTTACTTAAATTTTCTGGATTAGATTCTGTGAACATTTCAATCATTATATTAGCAATAATGCTTTCGCATTCTTGTTGATTTAATGATCTAATTTGATAGCCTCGAAATTTGATAATTTCATTAATATGAAATTCAGCTTTAGAGGGATCACGAGTTATTCTCATAACTCGCTCACAGATTTGTGATTGGTCAAACAATTTCTTAGTTCTTTTACTTCGAAAATGAAAAACCTTATCATAAAAAGACCTAACTGTTAAGGGAATATCAGCTATATTAAAACCTCTTTTACTTTGTTCATCAAAAAGATTGATTAAACGATAATATCGTTTAGAACTTTCTTTTAATGACGAAATAGGAAAAGGCGAGATTTCTTGACCTTTATAGAATAAGCGTTTTGCAAATTCAAAAAAGTTGTTAGATTTGTGAGTTTTTAATTCACTAATCTCAACACCAAGAGATCTGATAGTTGACATATAAAGTTCCCCTAAATCTTTATTAGCAATGACAATGTCATCACCTAACATAAGATATTTAGAGTCAGCTCATTTAATATTGAGTTCATTACAACATCAAAACATTACATAATGATGTGTTAAAGTAAATGAAGCTCAAGATGAATAAGCACCCATTGGATTTCCTACAGAATAATAAACAAATTCATTCTTTTCGGAACATCAAAAGGGATGACCGACCATTATATTAACTCAAGAGTTAACATATTGTTCTGGGAACCTTGATTTCAATAGTTTACTTATTAATATCATTGGAAATCTATCAGTAGCATTACTTAAATCTACTGAATAGTAATAATTTTCTTCTGAATTATTGAATAATAAATTGAAATCACCTTGAGAAAAAGTTTTATCCTGAGGAATCTTCTTTAATATATTGAATAAATAATCATGTAATGGCTTTAAGACACTTTGTGAAAAGTAATCTAAAATAGCTATAACACGAGTTTTATATTCTTTATCATCAACTCTACTGAGTTTTCGATAAATACCTTTTTCAAAAGGTAATATATAATTAAATAAAGAAGAATTAATTCCTTCTTTTAAAGTTAAAACTTTTTCGGAAAAAGATTTACCTCCTAAAATCATTAGATCTGTTAAAAGATCTTCTGGTAAAGAAGCTAAATCACGTAAATTATTTCAACTTGCGTGTCCATTAGGACCAGATTTGGTACTAAAATGGAACTTTTTCCATCTTACTGCTTTAGGAACTTTTTTGCATGAAATAGACATTCCTAATGTCTTTCAAAAGTCTTTGGTTTTATCCTTATATAAAATCTTTGTTGCTAACGAAACAGTTAGCCCAGATTTTATAGGGTTTAAATCCATATGACCTCTGCATTTAAGAGATCTTGTACTTCATAATATGGTAGTGAGTAATCTGGTCACATTAAGTGACGAAATAACTCCCCTACGTATATAAGGTATAAGATCACCTAAGACAGTAGGAATTCTGTCCTTCGTCAACTTTACACCTATTTTGCCAGTATATATGGTACTTGCTATGTAACATATATATATACTTCTAATTTCTTTAATATAAGAAATTAAGTATTTTGGACCTCTAGATAAAATAATTCTATCTAATTTAGAGAGTAAAGGAGTAAAAAGTGATATATCGGATGTTAGACTCTCACCTGCAATAGTGAGATCTATCCATCTAATATAGTTAATTAAATCTTTAATAAATTGAGATTTAATAATATAATTAGATTTTTTAATATCTTTAATATGAAGTATAAAATTCTTTACT